CTGATGTTGTAATTCAAATCGGTAAGCCGGAAGATTACGAGTCGTCAACTGCATGGATTTGTCGTGATTGTCTGTCAAAAGCAATTGCCATGATAGATGCTGTTTAATTAGCGTTATAACGTTGGGTATATGAGCCGTACCCAGCACAAAATTATCAAATTAGTATAAACCTTAACAGGGTATGGCTTATATACCGTGTTATAAAACGTTTTTAATATGGCAAGAACAAAAGGAAGTGGTTGGGGTGGAGGAACAATGCTTTACCAAATTTGCCCTTATTGTGGTAAAAAGAAAGTACTGTACGACCCTTTACCTTATACAGATAGCTTTAAATGCACTGCATGTAAAGAGCGATTCAATAGCGATAATTTAAAACGAATGGCATTTGTTTCTCAAGTGAGGGAGGCAAATGTTTTATAACTTGTTTATACCGGCAAGTTTACTATTAATTAACTACCTGATTTATAATTCAAATACCTACTAAAATGTTCGGAAAAGCCGGTTATATAAACGTCAATCTAAAGATCAAATTTATTCTTGGCTTTACCCCAAATTACGCTTGGGTATTAGATGGTAAATGCTTTAATATGCGAACCGGAAAGTTTGTAAAACAGACTCGAAATAACGGATCAATCGGGTATATTATTAACGGGAAATTTATGTCGTGTAAATCATTAAAACCACATTTAATAAAACAAAAATGAAAACGATTATATATAAAAGAGCATCAACCGATCTTCAAGCCTACGACCAACAAAATCGCACGATCCAAATCTGGCTAGATCAAAACGGAATAAAGGCAGATATTGAGCGAGAAGAAAAGGAATCCGGCTCAAAGTCGCATAAAGAAAGAATTTTGTATTCAGTCATAAACGAATGCGAAGTTGGCGACCAAGTTGTCGTGTCTGAATTTAGCCGCCTTTCAAGGTCTATGAGCGACGGAGCGAATATAATTGAGCTGTTTATTAAAAAAGGAGTCAATCTAGTTTCAATCAAAGAAAACCTTCACGTACGTGGCGATAATAAAGATGATATTGCCACTAAAATGTTGGTGATGGTATTTGGACTTGCTGCCGAAATAGAGCTTCAAAATATCCGTTCTCGAACTCAATCCGGTCTGAATTGCATAAAAGACACCATAAAAAAACAGGGATATGCAGTTGGAAAACGATCCGGAAGGACATTTTCTCGGTTGGGTAATCCAAATTTGCACATGAACGCGTTAAAAGGCTCAGACGCTTCAGCAATTATCAGAAAAGAAAAGAAACTGAATGACACTGGATTCAAACAAACCGCCGAAATTGCGCTATTACTGCATCAAACAGGACTAAAAAACCCTGAAATAGCTACACGACTAAACCAATCTGGATATAAAACACCGAACGGATACGACTTTATTCCGGCAACGATCTCCAGGCTTTTGAAAGACGGCAAAAAACTGCTGAACAACACATTGTGATACGAAATATTTTATATATCTTTGATGAACTAAAACGGAAGAAATGAAAACTACACTAATTATTTTACTTGGAGTATTTTATTTGCTTGTATTCATATGGGCATTTAACAACTATCGGCGATCTATCCGCATGGAGAAACAAGCCAAGCACGACGAACAATGGAAAATTGCTGCCGATAGGAGGATAAAAGAACTGGAAAACTTAACTAAAACGAATCAATGAAAAACGTAATCGAACAAATCAGAAAAATTAAAGGTGTTGTGACTGTTGAACCGTTCGGAACTAATGGTGCAGTTGTGCTATTTGAAATTGAAGAACAAAAGCCCAAATCCCTTACTCCGAAAGAATTGGTGGATGGGAAGATTTATGTGGATGAAGATGAAAGATATCCAAATATATTTAGATTTAAAGTTCCTAAGTACTGCACTATTAAATACGCATCATACTCTAGGTTGTTTTTGTCTGGAGAAGGCTTTGAATTAGAGCAATCGTCGATTCTACCAAAAGGAATACACGAAGCAAGTAAAACAGAAGCTCAAATCCTCATCAGAGCCGAAGTTGCCAATGATTTTTTCTTTGAACTAAAAGATGTGAAATAATGGAAACAAACAAGCTAACCAAAAAACAAGCAGCCAAAAAGGCAGAACTATTAGCGACCGAATTGATTGAAACCCTAATTTCACTAGGACTAAAATTACCACCGAAATCATCTTGTGGATATATCGCTATCTGGATACATTCGGATTCAAGAAAAATAGAATTTGCAAATCAGGAAATACACTTTAAATAAAACAAAATGGAACAACAACAAGTACATATCCTCGGACTCCGCGCACAAGGATATAAGTCAATTGAAGCGGTGGAATTAATGCCGGACATTTTTGCCGGCAAGTTAGTAAAAGTGGTAGGTGAGATCGGGAACGGCAAGTCCAGCTTGCTTGAACTTTTGCAGATTGCCCTATCCGGATCAGATGCAATTGCCAAAAAGGATGCGCTAAAGACTGGATTCCTTTCCGAAGTTCAAATCCTCGATGGAGAACATCGGCTGTTTATGGGCGTTCGTGTTCGGGATATTGAGAGAGGCGAAAGTAAAGGGCAACCAAAGTTTGAAACGTTTTTGTTTGAAAAAGATAAAGATAACAAACCATATGTTCCGGTAATTGATGGACGCAAGGCAACCGCATCTGACTACATGAATATGCTGCATACTGACATTACTTTCAATATGCCAGTACTTTTCACTAATAATCAAACAGAACACCGCAAATTGCTTGAAAAACTGTTTGAAGCAGAACTGCAAAAGTTGGGTATTGAAGAAGTGATCAAACGAATCGAAGAAGCCAAGAAGCGTCAGGATAATACAAGGGCTATTTGTGAGGCGAACGGTGCATTTAAAAGTACGTTTGAAGAAGAAGGATGGACTACTGAGGTATTGGAAACGCTGAAAAAAGTGGATATTGAATCAGTTAGGCAGGCGATTACTGACAAAGAGATTGAAAAGGATCGCATCATACGAGATAGCGAAAATGGGAAACAACTAGCCGAACAAAAAGCACAGAATGAGCGTGATGTACTTCTAAGGGGTATTCAGGATAAAGTTCAGGCTGTTACAGAACAGATCAGGGAATTGAATGAGAAGAAACAAATGGAGTATGGGAAATTGAAGCAAGTTTGTGATGTATGGCAAATGAAATTTTCCGATCTTCAAACGAGATGGAGTTCTATTGATGGACAAATCAATTCATTTCCTGTTGAAGATTCAGCCAAAACAGCAATCAAAGCTATTGTATCCGGTCAAAAATCAAAACAGATACTCGCATTGGGAGCTGAACCTGAAGTACCAACTCAACCTAATACAATTGAAATAATAAATGGCGTACCTCAAGCAGTACCGATGGATGTCGATAAAGAATATAATCCGTTTATTGATTCAAGAACCAACCTATTGTCTGAATACAGGGATTTGAAGGCAGCGCCACTAATCATAGCTGCTCCTGCTGATATTGATGTTTCAGCCATCGACACCGCAATCGAACAACTCAAAATCCGCCGTGATTCAGCCGACAAAAACAACCAGCTCGTCGCACGTTTCGGGTATTGGAATACGTGGATCGAAGCAAAAGGAATGTATGAAAAAGAGATTGATGTGCTTCGGAAACTTTATGGCAAAGTCAATACAGGCGTATCCGGATTGATTATCTCACCAGAATTAACCGATACCGGACGAGTACAAATCTGGCTCAAATACGACGGCAAATACGATCCTGAGTTCTTTGGAAATGTTGTAGGTGAACATCGTTATCTGTTTGAATACTCAGCATTCCAGAGAAGTATTATCGGGCTACTACTCCAGGCATCTCGTCTTGACATGAAAGATAAAGTTCTTCGGATGGCTTTCGTTGATGATATTTCAGTTACTAAAAAGTCAATTGAAATGATCGAAAGGGTTTGTGGGGAATTTGATTTGAAGCTGTGGACGTCGTACGCTGAAGATAATTATGATCTGGAGAACATTCCAGAAGGAAAGGTTATCGTAGAAAATGGTCACGTATTCTTTAACAAATAAAAACCAAAAATCATGGAAATTCAAGTAATTTTAATTCTTGTGTGTATTGTATTGGCAGCAATTGCCTCGTATCAATCAGTAAGAGCCTACAAGCTCAAAAAAGAAGTTGGCAATCAGGAATTTCTTGTCGATGCCAAAAATGACATCATTGAGAATCTGAATGGCGATAAAAAGGTACTGAAGGCTACGATTGATGCCGGAAATGTGAAACGTAAGGAATTGGAAGATCAGGTATCGCTTCTTACAGAGCAAGTCAATGATGTTGGATTGAAGCGTGGTGCTAAAGGAAGATTTGTGAGTGCTGATTAGGTGAAGCCATGAGCTATCGAGGTAACGGGCATAGTTATACTTTAAGACCTATTTGAACTAAAAAGATAACGCTCCCGCCAATACACGCAGTTGGGGGAATTGAAACACAAAATTGTCAAACTTAAAATACACTACAAAAATGAATGAACAAACAAAAACCAATGATACCCCAATTGACGGGTATTTGGCTGTTATACGCCGTTTTTTCAGACGTATCAAACGGCAATGGTATAAGTTATTTGATTATGGTGAAATGTTGGATAATCATAGAAGAAATGGTCATTTTAGAGTAGAATACCCTGACGGCAAAATAAGTCAGAAATTCTCTTGGCGATGTGCTAAGGATTATCAATCAATATTTGGTGGAACTATCATAGACGCTTTTTAAATGGCGTTATAACTTGTAAATACCCGCAACTAATTGCTCAAAATACCAATGAAACCAATACTTTTAAAAATAGCTTATAGGTATCGCGGATTTGAATATTTAGTTGCTGATGATTCTGGAAACCTATACTTAATTCCTCATTTTCATTATCGAAGGACGGTTTATTTTAAAAAGTTAGAACCGTTTGAGAATGGAAATAAAAAGGCGATCAACTATCATAAATCAAATGTGTCTTTCAAGCAATTACGAGAAAGAAAAATTTACCTATTTGAAACAAAACAATTTAAACTTTTAGTATGAAAAAAATTAAAATCACTTCATTTTGTTTTTTAATCATTGCCTTATTTTCATCATGTATGGGAGTTGAAACGCCAAGATTAACAAAAAGCAATCCATTTATTGTTAGTAAGGTTAAAGTATATGATCTTGATAATAACGAATATACAGGTGGAAGATATGTCGCTATGTTCAGTCAATTCTGGTCATATCATCAGACAATTATAGCACCAAGAGGAATGTATAATGTGGGCGATACTATCAAGGTGTGTAAATAACGTTTAGTTCAACTAGAGGAAGTATCCGAACCAGCCCCACTACCATGATCCAACTTTACTCATATCAACTAGCCTTCATCCACGATCTTCTTTCCGCGTTTACGTACGGGAAGCATATACTTGGCGAGGCTCCTTGTGGCTTCGGTAAATCATACTGCATTGCCGAAATTGCTCGTCGTGCCATTGAAAAGGATAAAAAGGTATTGATTTTGAGTCATCGGCTGATTTTACTTCGACAAAACAACGGAGCGTTGCATGACTTCAACCATAAATTAATCACCATTAACGATCACGGCAAGTCAATGCCACTAGATCACAACCTATACTGCTCAACCGTCCAAACAATTCAGTCACGAATAAAACAGCCAGAATTTTTGGCATGGATCGGCATATTTGATTTAGCCTTAGTGGACGAGAGCCACCTTCAGTACTCAAACTTTCTTTTCGAAACAGGAATACTCGACAATATTTTCGTAGTTGGATTCACCGGTAGTCCTCGGCGCGATGGGAATCAAAGACAGCTGGGCATGGATTACGATAAGATTGTCAAATCAATTTCAGTAAAAGAATTGATCGCACTTGGCAAGTTGGTTCCATGCCGATATTATGAAGTTCCATGTAGCATCACCGGACTTGATGTTGACCCGATGACCGGAGATTTTACGCCAAAATCGAACTACAAGAAATTCGATACCCCGAAAGTTTACCAAGGGGCAATTATGAATTATCGAAAGCATGGGCAAGATCGGCAGTTTATTGTATTCTGCTCAAATATTGCACACTGCATAAAAACGTGTCTGCAATTCAATGAATCTGGGATACCGACTAAATTTGTAGTTTCAAATCTAAACAAGCCAAACGAACCAGCAGTGCGAGAATCTGGAGAGTATGAACGATATTTAGACCATCTGGAGAGTTATGAGCTACTTCAGGATAACAAGCATTTACTACTGAAGCAGACCGAAGTAAAAGCGCAATTACAGTCTGGAGCCATCAGAGGCGTGATCTGTATTGACATTTTGAGTATTGGATTTGATTACCGACCGTTAGCTTGCCTGATCATGCTTCGGGCAACTCAATCTCTTCAACTGCTCATCCAGATTGGAGGCCGTATTCAGCGACCATTTGAAGGAAAGACTGATGGGATATTTTTTGACTTCGGGAGTAATATTCAGAGACTGGGGGAGTTGGAGCAGGATCGGGAGTGGAGCTTGTGGCATGAAACGAACGACGTTCAAGGAATTCCTGCTGAAAAGATATGCCCAGGATGTGAAAAAAGCATCTTGGCTTCATATGCGATATGCCCCAAGTGCGGGTATCGTTTCGCAACAAAAGAAGAATTACGAGAAGTTGAACTTATTGAACGCCTAAAAGAAGAACCATCCGACTACAAATTAATGTCAGCAACTGCACTAAGGGATTTGGCTGAACTGCGAAAGTGGTCAAAGCAAAAGCTATTTCATATTCTTTGGTCAAGAGGAAGTTCTGAGTTTAGAAATGGGATGAGGGAGCTTAATTACAAAAACGGATTTATTTATCGAATGCAAGATATGTATGAAAAAAACTCCAAAAAATAGACAAGAAGCCACCCTAATCGCTTCTCGTCGCCAACTCTCAATCGAAGTCGGCACAGAAGATACGCTTCAGGCATCGATAGTCAGAGCTTTCAATGAGAGGTGTCCAGAGCAGAAAGGACGACTGTTTGCAACGTTTCAGAATCCTTCGGGTGCAGGTCAATATGGCATCTGGATTGCAAGAGGAATGGTTGAAGGAGTATCTGATTTGCTATATACTGATGACCAGAGAAGGCTCGTGGCTATCGAAGTGAAGCACTTGGAGAAGTTGCACAAGCGTGATCATATCATCCGACAGGCGAACTGGATAATTAACAACTGCTACTCTGGTGGATTTTGCGTGTCAATTGATATGTTTTTTAACATCATTGAAGGTCGGAGTAATGGGATTGATCCAAAAAAGCTGTTGTCCGACATGGAAAATAATTCCAAAAAGCAAACCATCGTATTTAAAGATTATCTATATTTGTAAGACGAACGAAAAACAATCACTAAATTTATTTATATGTCAATATCATTAGAAATTACCGGCACTATTCACTTCATAGGTCAAGAACAGCAAGTAAGCGACAAATTCAAAAAACGTGATTTTGTGCTTCATGTAGCAAACGAAACAAATCCTCAGTATGACGATTATATCCAGTTGCAAATGTCTCAGGATAAATGCGCCAAATTGGATGAAGTTGAGAAAGGCTACGAGATCAAAGCATTTGTGAACATTCGAGGCAAGGAATACTCAAAGAAAGACGGCTGCGGAATGGCTTATTTTAATACGCTTGAAGCATGGAAGTTTGATGTGCTGAAATCAGTTCCGGTTGGAAGTGGGGAGACTGGATTGATACAGAAATCTGATCACATACCGCCACCGCCGGACATAAAAGAAGATGACGGTTCGGAATTACCATTTTAAAATAAACCACCGATAGGTAAATATGGTTTAATGGGATATGATTAGTTGAAGGCGATATAACGATAGCTAAATGCCGACAATGCTGTCTGAGTCGGAAGTAAACATTAACGGACAGCCAACTATTCAGAATACATTAAATTAGTAGCAATATTTACCGCACACCAGAGAAGCCACCGGAGTCAAATCTGGTGGCTTATATTTCTGCACTCATCGGAAAATTATTCCAAATTTAACCCTATCTTGCAACCTCCAAATTGAAAAAATCAAAGATGGATGTGATACTAAAACGAACTGACGGAATTGTAGAAATTGATGGAATGCAGTGGATGACAAGAGAAACACTCATGTCTATTCATAAGATCAGAAAATCAAACTTTTACAATCTTCGCAACGACGGACATATACTTTCCGAAAGACTTTTCCTGAATAAAAAGACGGTATTCTTTGTGTACCGTATGAGGGAGGTAGCCAATGATTGACCTAGCTGCACTCCAACTTCAGATACGGGCATACTTCGACAAGAAAAGAGAAAATGAAATCAAGGCGGTTGCATCTGTGAATGATAAGATCGGAATCATTGGTAAATATATGAGCGATGCAGTTCTCAATAGCGACATCCGGATGTATCGCAGAGAAGTCTTTGCATTCAATGGAAAGTATTACGAAAGCATTGATGGACTACGATTCAACAAACTTATTATCGACGTAATGGAAGAAATGAAGTTTGGATATAATTTCATTGTCAACCATCGTAAGGCAGTCATTGAATTTACCATCGCAAATCTGATCACAAAAGATATTAAGCCGGAAAGAAACGTCATCCCATTTCAGAACTGTCTACTCAATACAGCTACGATGGAAGTCATGCCACATTCACCGAAGCACGACATTTTATATTGTTTGAATTATGACTACGAGCCAAAAGCAACGTGTCCACAATGGCTAAAATTTCTATCTCAGGTACTTCCAAAACAAGGATTGATTGATGTGCTTCAAGAATATCTGGGATTGCTATTCGTTGATCGTGAAGGATTAAAACTTGAAGAAATGCTGATCCTGCTTGGTGGTGGATCGAACGGAAAGAGCGTTGTATTCGAAACGATATTTCGCATCCTTGGAGAAAGGAATGTATCTACATACGATATTAGTGCGCTGATTAAAGGAAATTCAGCAGACTATAATCTGGCTGCAATCGACGGTAAGATACTGAACTATACCTCAGAACTTGACCCAAAAGACTTCTCTGGCGATTTGGCGAAGAAGCTAATATCCGGAGAACCTGTTATGGCAAGGCAGATTTACTCGCAGCCAATCATGTTAAAGAACATACCGCTGTTTATTTGTAATGCGAATAAATTACCTCAGACCGACGACAAAACATTTGGTTTCTTTAGGCGATTTCTGATTATTCCTTTTGAAGTTACCATTGCGGTGAAGGATCAGGACAAAGCATTATCTGTCAAGCTAAGGGAAGAGTATTCTGGGATACTAAATTGGATTATCGAAGGGCGAAAAAGAATATTGGCTAACAATGTTCAGTTCACCGAAGTATCAGACATTAAGCGAGTAAAAGAAGAGTATCGCATCATTCAGGACTCTATATACGGATTTATTAAGACGAACCGGTTGGAAGCTACCGGTGATTTTACAGACAGATACACCGTTTCAAATACTGAAATTTACGGACAATACATTGAGTACTGTAAGGAAGTCACGAAATCACCATACGGCAAAAATGTATTTACCAATCACTTCACCAACCTTGGCTTCAAAACATATCGGGATTCAGGAAGTCGAGGTCTGTATGTTTATTGCGACAGAAACCCTGGACTTCATTGGAATAAAGATATTGGCAATGTTTACGATGAAGCTGAGGTGGCGGTGATTGCAGAACAAGTGAAAGAAGAAGAGTGGAGACAAGAGAAAGTACCATTTTAAATTTATACCCATGAAAATAAAACACCCCCTACGCCCCAAATTCATAGAATTTCTCGTAGCACACAACTGCCTAATTCAATATGCCCAAAACAAAGTAAAGACACCACCAGAACCGAAATGCTGGACTTCGAAAGCCTTCCTTTGGCATCGAACATCTGAGGGTGCTATTTATTGGGATGACATTGATTTTGAATGGCAGAAAATAGTTAGAGAGTATGATACAGCATTGCAAAAAACTCTATTACCGTCGCAATAAGTACGATAAGAGCCGATCAATTTCGGTCGCTGATCAGTACATCGCTGAACTCGAAGCCTATGTTCCAAATGAAATCATTGATGAGTACTCATACGAACAGGCATTTAAAGAAGTACTATCACTTGTATCTGAAACATTTCGGCCAGATCATTTCGATTCCTATTTTGGGGGATTATTTCATTGGCTTGACTTTGAGTTTATGGAATGGTTATTACTGCATCAAGGAGAACTGAAAAAGAGGATGACATGGAAGCAAGTATGTGATTTGCAATGTAATTGGATGGGGTGGAAGATAGCGAAGATGCTAAACCCAGAAATAATTGAGTTAACTTTAAAAGAAATGTGGAATTATGACAGAACAAGAACAGCGTGACTACGAGAGCCTACAAGGCGAATTCATTGGATTTTTGATCGGGTTATCGTGGTGGAAATTGCCTGAAGAACTCGTTGTAAAAATAAAAGAGAAAAAAAGAGAATTAATTGACAGATTTGGTGAATAGTATTCAGAATATTTTGTATATTTGTATCATAAACTTTAAAACGAAAAAATTATGGAACCACAAGAGAGACTTAAAATCAGAAGACAAATTAGCTGCAAGGATTTTCAAATGAGCATGCAGTCTATTGCAGATAACTGCTATAAAAGCTATTTAGAAAAAAGGGAACAAAAATCAAAAAGTAAGCCAAATCTGAAACAAAAATAACTTATGGACAAACTTAAATTTTCAAACTCAGGAATCAAAGCAGTGTATTCTGCTGAACGTGGTGACCCAAAGACTGCTAAGTGGAAATTGATATGGTCAAATCCATTCGTAGTCCTTTGGCGCAAAATAAAAACTTGTTTAAACTAAAACATTCAAATTATGAAGTACGAAGTTCGCGTAACCTACGCACATCTTGACCTGACGTCAGGAAAAGAAAAGAAAACAACCGAAAATTACATCATTGCCGATGCTGAAACTTGGGCAGATGCAGAACAACAGCTTTACACCCAGATGGCAAAGATTACCAATGCCACTATCGCAAAAGCTATCAAGATCAGCGACATTATTGACATTGTTAAATCGGAAGGCGATTTCTGGTATAAAGTAAAGTTGGAAATTGAGGTTATTGACGAAGTTTCCGGCAAGAATAAGCCAATCAAAGAAACGATATTGGTTCAAGCAGAAGGATTCAAGGATGCTTGCGATAAAGCTCAGGAGTATTGCCTGGAAGTTGTTGTTCCGGTTGAAATAACTTCGGTGGCTAAATCGAATATCGTTGATATTTTTGACGATGAATTTGTGCCTGTGGTGAAGGTTATAGCAGACGATGAGAATCCACTTGATGAGTTATACACTGATGGGAAGGTAGAAGAATTGCATAAATCACTAGCCGGAAACATCGAGTGGGGCGGGATCCAGCCATTGATAAATGAAATTGAAAAACGGATGGGATTTAATTCTGACGACGATGACAACGACTAACGAAAAAAAGATTGTGAGCGGTGTTATCAAATCGAAACACCCTCACTTGGTCGCAGTAGAAGATGACATCATTGATGTGGTTCGTGTCACCTTTGCTGAGATCGGAAGGGAAGTAAAGGAAGGTAACAAAGTTCTGGCAAAGAATCTTGGCACTTTCGAACTCGAACAACGCAATCCACGACCACGCTATGATACAGGCAAAAAAGAGGTAGTTACTACCGAGCCTGCACTTCGAATGAAATTCACGCAATCACCTAATATTTTTCGAGATGGAAAAGATGATTGATGGAAAACTTTTTGAAATGGTAGATTCAGAATCTCCATGCGATGAGTGCTGCTTCTGGAAAGAAGATACTTGCGCTACAAAAGATAGAGATTGTTTAACCGAACAGAACGAAAATAAATATTGGCATGAAAAAGAAGTATAACGAAAACATAACTCTCCAGACGCTAAAGGTTGGCGACTTTGAAATCAGACTGTCAGGAGCTAAGATTGAAATTGAACAGTTAAACAAGTCATGGAAAACAGTTTATGTTGCTAAAACCCGACCATATGCAGAGATCGTGAATCTCATTGCAAAAAATAAAGTTGAAGCGATTGGACTTCTTTGCAATGCACTTTATTCGACCACCATATTTTTCTACGATCAGGAATTTTGTATGAAGTGGGTTCAGACAAGTATTGACTATGTACAAGCAATGAAACAAGATGAAACAAATTAATTTCACTATGTCCTTTTCTTGCACCGATGAGCAATTCTTGGACACGAAGGTACAGAACCTACTTTCCGATCAATGGAAAGAAGAACTAATCGAGTCCGCAAAACAGTCTGGCTTTGACGATGCGGAAGTTGAATGGAAAATTGAGGATTTAAACTAATAAAAATAAACGAAATGAAAAAATCAGGAATTGAATTGATTGCCGAAGAACGTAAGGAACAAATTGAAAAACACGGCTACACAATTGAAAAAGATGTTATTGAGAATAGATTCTCTCAGCTTACTGACGCTGCAATGATGTTATTGATGACTGATCGTCACAAATTAACTCCGCCCAGCTTTTGGGATGTGTCAATTTGGAAGCGAATGATTGCCAAGCCTGAGAAAGAACGTATGATTGTATCAGCCGCCTTACTTGCTGCTGAAATTGATCGTATTCAATCGATGGAGGAATAATCATGGCAGAACCAATTTTAAAACACTACCGTTACGGGGGAAAACTTACACATTGTGGAATAGAAATCCTTCCAAACGGCAAAGACATCAATGTAGTAATTGAACGCATTGTATGGTCTGAAAACGAAGTAATCAATGGAGAGAAAAAACCTGCATGGATTGCGTACTTCAAACTGTATCAGCATTCATCGCTTCCGATGGTATTGAACGCCACTAACAAAAAGCGATTGGCACGACTTGCAGGCACTCCATACTTAGAATCAGTCAAAAATCTTCCGGTTACTTTGACTCAGGAAATGGATAAGGCTATCGGAGGAGGAAAGGATTGGGCATTGAGGGTGTCGCAAATCGCACCAAAAGTAACCGCATCTGGAGAAGCCGTTAAAATCGCATTGACTCCGACAAGTGGTAATTGGGCATCAATCGTTAAATGGGTTCAGGACGGCAACCCAATCGAATCCGTTTGGAAGAAATACGATGTAACCCCAGAAGATCAGGTTAAATTTAAAGAAGCGTTGGAGGTGAAAGAATGAAACTATTTTTCTTTGACCTAGAAACAACCGGAACTAATCCGGCAAAGAACGGCATTCACCAAATAAGTGGCGAGATCGTAATTGACGGAGAAGTGAAAGAATCGTTTGACTTTAAAGTTCAACCAAATCCACTATGCCAAATTGAAGATGAAGCATTAGCAGTAGCTGGAGTCACAAAAGATCAGGTGCTTCGATATACGCCAATGTTTATTGTGTATGGAGAATTAGTAAAAATGCTCGGTAAGTATGTTGACAAATTCAATAAGACTGACAAGTTCTTCTTAGTTGGGTACAACAACGCATCGTTCGATAACCAATTCCTTCGTGGATTCTTCCTGCAAAACAAGGATAATTACTTCGGCTCGTGGTTTTGGTCTAACTCACTTGACGTGATGGTTCTTGCTACTCCGCATCTGGCATCAAAACGTCATCAAATGGAAAACTTCAAGCTATCAACCGTTGCAGCAACTCTCGGAATTGTAGTGGAAGAGGAAAAGCTACATGATGCTAGTTATGACATTTACCTAACAAAATCAATCTTTAATATTGTTACGACATGGAAGTAGAATACGACCAACAACCAACCGCCCGTGATCGGGAGCTTGCATGGAAGCAAAAACGTGCAACTCGAATCACCTCGTCTGGACTTGAAAAACTGAATACAGGAGGACGAGGCAAAAACGAAATCTTTGGAAAGACTGCGATTGAATACATTGACGACATTGTTTTCCAGATCAGAGAAGGCGACTTAATCGACGAAGTAAAAGCATGGCAGATGGATTTCGGGAAAGATAACGAACCACTTGCAATGAATTGGATTCGTGAAAATTTCATGGAAGAAATCAAATGTGGAACAACTGATTTTGGTGATATACTTTTCATGTGCGTCAATGAAAGCTATGGCGACAGTCCTGACGGATTGGTATATCAAGACGATGAACCAATCGCATGGGTAGAAATCAAAGTTCCTGCCAATAAAAAGAAGGCTTGCAACCTGACATTACCTACCGTTACTTTGGCTGACGTGGTTGATGAATATCGGTGGCAGTTTATTGGCCATTGGATTGGCAACCCTGCTTGCGACTTGGGGTGGTATGTAATCTACAACGCCCACACCAACGAACTGACCGGAAAGCCATACAATCGTGGTGTTCGGTTCATTCTCAAGCGAGAAGATTTTGAACCATCAATCACTCTCACCGAGAAGAAGATCGAGAAAGTCTATCGGTTTATTCTCGAATGTGTTGCAGGAAAGTATAAGCCGGAAGATGTAAATGAATGGTGGGCGTTAAATACAGCAGAATGATCCAATCCCTCCTCTCTCAACTAAACTTGCTTCGTGTTCTCGCTTCCAATACAGAGCAGCTAATCAACGAAGCATACCGCCAATCAATTCCATTCAAGGTTGGCGATGAAGTGATACTGAATGGAAGTCGTGGCATAATAGCCGAGATAACATATTTCAAACCAATCAAAGTGATGATGTATAGGAAGGATGGGGAATTGAGTAAGGTGCATCGGCTTGTCAGGAATTTAACAGAAATCACTAAAATGTAATTACATGAAAAAACCATTAGCCATAACATTTATGGTAGACGAAAAAGACGTTAGAAGATCAATTGCGCTTTTAACTGGTGAAGTTATCTCTGATGAAGATTTAGAGTCAAAATATCTAAGCAATCCGGTTGAAATTGATTTAGAAAATACTGTCGGTAAGTCCGACGCATTCCAAATGATCGCAGGATTCGTTGGATTGATAATGGCAAGGCGCATGGAATAATAACTAAAAAGCCCCACATCTCTGTGAGGCTTTTCTTTTATTTATTATACACCTTCAAATACTTTTTCAGTTCCTCGTCCGTTTTATCCCTCATTTTAGCCTCGTTCATGCCTTTAAACACCAACAGCTGAATTGCCTTATCTCTGTTGTATTCCTCGACCACAACAGGAGCAACGATAACGGTAGGCGCAACGATCACAGGTTCTTCAACAATCACTTCCTCCACTTTCTTCCCCTTCACCACAGGATAAAACTCAACAATCTTCCTGACCGCTGACATTGGCTGTTTATCCATTATCACACCACCACCGTTTGCGATCACATAATCCTGTTCGCCTGACGCTCTTTCGACCAAAGCAATACATTTGCTATTGGACTGCTTTATCGGCTGGGGTAGGCTCTCCAGTTCCATTATTTGTAGGACTTGCTGTTTGTTCATTTTGTTTTATATTTTAGTTACTTTATTTGAGTTTTTGCTCGTTTTCCTTTATATCTTGGTTATTTAATCTACTCACTTCATCTGGAGAAGCAAAGTAATGTTTCTCTGCAATAGTTTCTATTGACACCGATCCGGCAACTAAAGATTCGTTCATTAGCCGAACTTCCTCAGCAACGTTCATAGGAACATAAATATCTGGCTCTGAAATTACGACCAATTTTTTATAGTCCAGGGTTTTCTTTTCTTCAATGCCCAATCCTTCTTTCACAACAGATACAATCTTTTCAAGTGTAGGCTGCCATCTTGGTCGAGCGTCAAGAGCGTATTGGATAGCATCGTTATATAAATTTTTGATGTACGCTCCAGATTGATCTCCACCTTTTAATAATTCCGGATCAATAACTACAGTTCCGGTCACACGACACAGCTGTTTCCAATATTGATCGAACTCAAATTTAAGAGAAGGAGACATATCATTTTGCTGTAACATCTCAGCCTTTGAATTTTCATTCGTTGAAATAATTACCTTACCCTGAGAAGTCTTTGGCGGAAGTACTTTAACATCATCTCCGGCAAGAAACATAATGCCGAAGCTAAAATACGCATTGCTCTCACGTATATCTGAGAGCAATCTTTCAATCTTATTTATCAAATCCTGACCCTTACCCCAAGCAACATCATCTTCCCGATGGTACGCGATAGGTATTTGAAAGAATCCATGCGATGCAGGTGCTTTAGTCTGAATCCAATTCATTCCATCTAAGGCATATTGAGTGAATGTTTTCTCATCATAAACGTCAATTGTTTCCATCGCATTATCATACCCTTCATGGACGGTATTATATCTACGGATGAACATTTCCATGTCCACACCATTTGGCTTATACACAGGAATCAATTGGTCGCCATCTTTATACGACCAGACTTTATATGCCAACCCATTAGCCGTCATAAAGAAATAAATAGCACCATCTCCGGTTGTAAGTGCAGATTTTGCCATCAAATAAGTAGCTGAAGAAGCATTTCTTTCAGTCCAATATTCTTTGAATCGCATGAATTGATCAGAATCTCCGGTACGCCTTGAAGTGAATTTTGGAGTATTTGCCCAAAGATGGACGCATTGTTTTGTGGCAATCATCTGCTGAAGTGCAACCGAAACACGAGCCACCTGATTCAATGTGAACTGCTCAGATTCAGTTCCATCTTCGTTTTTGACAGTCGACTTGATTATTTTATCAGGATAAATGAATGGATTGTTTATGTCGTGTGATTCAGGATTCAGTTCAGCTAAGAACATTGCTTGAGTGACTTTCTGAAATTTTGTGATTGGCGCAATAGCTTCATCCATTTCATAAGAATACGCTGCTGCTGTTGAAGTAAATTGCATTTGGATAGGACTCAACGCACGAACAAAGACTCTTTTTTTAAGCTTGTCGATTGGAAATCCTTGTTGGGTTTGTGTTTGTTTTTTTGCCATTGTTGAATGTATCTTTATTTAGTTCCACCCCTCATTGTGCCTGAGAATATCTTTTTTACGAGCCAATTAAAGTTTGTTGTGTCAACTTTTGCGTATGGATTTCTCAAAAATTGATCTGAATTGTATGCTTGGGTTAATTCGTGCATCATTTTCATTTCCTCTAAAGTCACTACTTCTTTCCGATCTGCCTTCTGAGCCACTTCTTTATAGATTATCCCAACTGCCGCTCCAAGACAAAAAGTGACTCCAAGAACGATTGTAAGTATCCATTTTGAATTTGTATTACGTTCAGATGCCTCTTTTTCTGTATGCTTAACAACATCACTTAATGTTTCTTTCGCATCTTTTAGGAACATTGCCCATTCATCGGACATTCTAGCCCTTTGCCTCGCATCTTTCTCCTCAGTCAATTCCCTCTGCTTGTTATCCTTCGCCTCAATTCCAGCCAAAAAAGTATTTACCGATTCTTGTACCTCAGAAAAACAAGTTATACATCCATCTGTGAATTTCTTTTTGTCGCTGCACATCTTACGAGTGTCTTTAGGGTCAATCACTATTTTAACTACTTTCTTCATGTCAAAAGTATGTTTTATAACTTATACTAGCGACCTGAATAAATGTTGTGTAAATGTACAAAAAATATTATAACTTTGGATTGTTGAACTTAAAACAAAACACCATGCCACAAGACGAAGAGGAAATTGAAAAACCAACAACGGGTGGGGGATCAATTCCAACAAAACCATAAGTGAGACTTGCTATTTTATCTGTTAAATTTGTACCTATATTAGTATCTATCGCATTGATAATTCAATGTATATTGGCATTGCTAGATATGCGAACAACAGGATTTGTGTCCACTATTTATGGTCATTCTATTCTGTATAACGCTATGTTATTGGCTCTATCAAAGGCATTCCGATTCTGTTTTTGGCATCGGGTTATTATACTGAACCTTATCTTGATTAATTTAATTGAATGGGTTGACCGTAATTTGTTCTCGTTTGACTCACTTCAATATGTTTGGATGCTGATTATTTTATTATTGGCATCTTCTTTGGTGGCTACTTTATTATATATACGATATGGCTGCTTTAAAAGAAATAATAAAGCATTTGATTCGAGAAGTCGAGCAAATGGTTGATAATGATAAGTGCAATTTAACTCCAGATCAGATCGAAGAAATTGCATTGATCGTACACGAACCGGAGTTTGTGGGTCGCGAAGAAGCTGCTCGTATGTTAGGAGTATCGCTTAACCGATTTTATGAACTTCGGGATCAGGGGATTATTCCTATGCCTCGGAAAGTGAGAGGGCAGAAAGAGAAATTATATAGTGTTTATGAGTTGAATAAAGTGTGTATTCCGAAATAATTTATATATTTGTAATCGCTAATGGTCAAGATTGGCATTGAAAGACATTGAGTATTTATTTACTCACAGAACCCGATTTCAGTTGCTTGACCCAATTGATTTCGGGTTTTTAATTTAAACTAAAATGTTTTCGAAAGTATCTAAAGAGTATCCAGTAATTGCATGGTTTAGTGGCGGTATTACATCAGCTATTGCCTGTTGGGTTGCAATATGTCTATTTGGTATAGATAATATACGAATAGTATTTATTGACACTCAAAATGAAGATGATGATACTTACAGATTTTTAGAGGATTGTGAAAGATGGTATGGCAAGAAAATTGAAAGAATAACTGCTATCGACCCATCTGGAGAATACGCCTGCATTGAAGATGTGTGGGATAAATTTCTTTCATTAAACGTAGCGCATGGAGCTATATGTAGCTCTGAATTAAAACGAGCAGTTAGGTTAAAGTTTCAAAAAACAGAGCAGTATTCATTTCAGACTCATGGATTTGATTTGCTAGAAAATAAGAGAAGCCTTGGGATGACATTAAATTATTCTGACTCCAATCCAATTTATCCACTTCCGCTTATGGGATTAAGGAAAGTCGATTGTTTCAAAATAGCAAAGGATGCAGGAATAATACCTCCAAGAGCGTACAGCTGGGGATTACACAATAACAACTGTTTAAAAACTGGATGTGTTCAGGGAGGTATTGGATATTGGCAATGGATGGGAAGAAATAAACCCGATTTATTTG